TAATGTTCTATTGCCACCTAAAGTTAATTTACAAACATCTTGTGTTGAAGCATCCCAAGTCACTGTAGCTTGATCTGTAAGTGTAGATTCACTATAATTTAATTTAGCAGACGTGATTATATCGTCAGCTATATCTGAAGCTGCAAGAGCAACTTGAGCTGGTTCCTGTCCGATATAAGGCATCTTACGTAATCTCCATTATTGACAATGTTCCTGATAGTTTATCTGCAACTGAACAATCGATTCTGATTGCATCTGTTGTTTCCAGTATGACCTTACCTCCAGATAAAATTTCAAGTGAACTGCCTGCAGGAATATTTACATCTTTAACTAAAAATGATGTTCCATTCGTTGCTGCTCTACCACCACCGGATGTATCACTAACTAACTCTACCTCTGCAGTCACTGCAGAATTATTTATGTTAGCTAACACTAAACCAATAATCACTGTAGTAGTACTCGATGGTGTCGTGTAAACGGTATACGGAGTGCCTGCAGAATTTGGTTCTGCTGCGAAGGTTACTACTTTAAACGTGTTTGCCATATTTTTTCTCCTTTTTTCTTATAATACTATCCTAACGCGATTGCAAGAGCTGTTGGATCGTCTGTCGTAAATCCTGCACTTGTTAAGTATGTTTTAACATCTGATAATGCCACCTGTTTCATGGTACCATTGTCATTTGTAACCACTCTATCTGCATCTACTAAAGTCGTAGAACTAGCCGATGTATCGCCATCTATGATATTTAATTCTGTAGCTGTTGAAGTTACACCGTCTAATATGTTTAATTCAGCTGCTGTTGATGTTACTGTCGTGCTGGCTATTGATAAAGCATCTGTTTCTAAAGTTCCATCTATATCTACATTTCCTGAAATATCTAGTGACGCTGCAATAAGTTGATCAACCTGTAAGTCCTCATGACTTGATCCTAGTTTTAATTCAAACTTAGGACCTGTTGTATTGTAGGTAAATGTAGCATCATCACCACTGCCACCCTCTATCGTAATACCTGCACCATTGACGACCGCACTTGTGCTATTACCACTATCTAATACGATATTGTGGTCATTTAAATTTACTGTTGTAGAGTTTACAGTGGTTGTTGTTCCCGATACAGTTAAATTACCTTCTAGTGTTACGTTAGCACCACTAAATGTCATGGCAGTTGTAGTGCCTGATTTTATAAGAAGTTCGCCACTGTTGTTGCTAAGTCCGCCAAAAGTTGTACCAGCGTCTTTTAATAATACGTCTGCACCATCAGCATCTAATATAACATCACCCTCTGCATCAAGTGTAATATCGCCTGAAGATAGTGAATCTATTTCAGCTATTTTTGGTGTGGTTAAAGTTTTATTTGTAAAAGTTTGTGTCGCTGCTATACCTGCAACTGTATCTGTAGTAGCTGGTAAAGTTAATGTAATATTACCAGAAAAAGCTGAGTGAGCAGGTGCTTGTAGTCTAGCATAGTGAGCATTTGATGATTCACAATAAAAGTCAACATAAGATTGAGAACCAGAGTTTTTAATTGATATAGATCCTGATTGTATATCAATACCATTAGACCCATCGATTCTAACAACTCCAGAACCATTTGGTGTTAAAGCAATATTACCATTTGATGTAGATACTAAAGCATTACCGTTAACATCTAAATCACCACCTAGTTGAGGTGTACTATCTTCTACAACATTTGATATTTCAGAACCTGAAACAATACCTGCTGTTAGTGTAGATCTTGTAATTTTTTTAAGTCCACCACCTGAAGTATCAACTGCTAATAATACATCATCATTAGCAACTGTAGATATTTCTGATAATGAACCCACTGCTATTGAATTAAAGTTTGTGCCATCTGCAACTAATAGATTACCTGCAGTATTTGTGCCCATAGTAATATCATCACCCGATACTGTAAGATCTCCAGTGATAGTTAAATTTTGTGATACTGTTACGTTACCATTAGAAGCAATAGCTATTGCATCCGTATCAGATGTGTGACCTATATTAGTTCCATTAATAATTATGTTATCAACTGTTAAAGTTGTAAGTGTGCCAACTGATGTAAGGTTTGGCATTGCTGTGATTTCATCATCAAAATATGCGGCTAAATCTGTAACCGCAACTTGAACCATTGTGCCATTATCGTTTAATACAACTCTGTCTGCATCAGCGACTGTAGTAGATGTAGCTGAAGTTCCACCATCAACTATGTTTAATTCTGCTGCTGTTGCATCAAGAGCTGCAAGTTTAGTTAAGTCTGCTTGTACTAATCCAGAAACTCCATCTAATAAATTTAATTCCGCTGCAGTAGAAGTAACTGCTGTGCTTCCTAAAGTTAAACCACCATCTGGTATAACCACACTACTTCCAGATAAAGCTGTAAATGTATTCGCTGTAAATCTAAAATCGTCTGCACCAGCAATTGCAATATCAATTTGATCGTCTGTGTCCGCTGTGATAGTTGTGTCTGCATCAGCGTCAAGAGTTAAAGCTCCACCGTCTAAATCTGTTGCTCCACTAAAATTAGTATCAACTATATTAGTTCCATCAGAAAAAAGTAGTTTTGTACTTTTATCAGAGGAGCCAAAAGTTACACCAGTCCCTGATGCAGTTTTAAATTGAACAGTAAAAGCACCTGATGTTCCATTTACTACAATATAAACTTTTTCAATTGAATCTGGAACGGTTACAACTTGATTACCTGTAATAGTTCCTGTTAATTTTATAACTGCATGTCTTGCAACAGATGTTGACTCAGTTGTGTCACCATCTGTAATTGATAAAGTTGTTGTTTGTGCACCGCCAGCAATAGATTTTTCTACATAACCAGCGATTGCTTTTTCTACAATTTGTAAGTTGGTA